CTAGCTTATCAGAAGTTGTAGAAATGGACCAAGTAAGTTAAGCACAGCTATGCTAACTGCCTTGTTGGTTAGTTGGATGAGATCGGCCTCAGCTTCATTTCCCGCCAAAATCTCTCTAACCTTTTGTTCTGACAGGTTATTTAGGCTTAAAGCAGCTAATCTTCGAATACCCGTTAAACTAATCAACTCTTGGTTTTCTTGGCTGCAAAATTCGAGCAACTTTTCAACACCTTTTCGTTTGAGCGTATGGATCACGATCTCTTTTTCTTGTTCGCTTAGAGAATCCATTATTTTCATTAACTCATTAGCTTTTGAGGCCTTGTTTGATGGTTTGGTTGCTGTTTGCATAACCCGCCCGGACAAAACCACACTCAGAATCGAAATCACCCGTCGATGGGAGGCCACCATTAATGCCGTATGAAATCCCCACGCTGGGCAAACTGATTGCCGACGGCGAAAAAGATATTGCGTATGAACTCGGCCTGCAAAAGCTGCCGCCTGTCAGTGTTGAGCAGGCGCTGAACGTGTCATTCAGCAGTCAGGTCCGGGATTTATACGACCATCAGAGCTGGATTAAGGACCAGATAATCCCGTCCACCACGTCTGATGATGAAACCATTATCAAAACAGCAAAGTATGAAGGCGTTATCCGCAAGCAGGCCACCTTTGCCAGCGGGCGGGTGACCTTCACCAGTCAGTCCCCCTTCCGGCAGAAACCCGGATGCAGTCCGACACGAACCAGGTGTATCAGGTACTCACGTCCGGCGAGGTGCAGGACGGCGAGGTCACCGTCATCGTGCAGGCTGAAGAAGCCGGTGTGGAGGGCAATCTTGCTGCCGGTGCCGTACTCACCCTGCTGTCCCCGCTGCCCGGAACGGCCAGCACAGGCGCGGTGGCTGAAGGTGGCATCACCGGTGGCGCAGACACTGAATCCATCGCAGCGCTGCTGGACCGTCTGCTGTATGTGCGCCGCAATCCACCGACAGGCGGCGCGTTGCATGACTACGTGATATGGGCGCGTGAAGTGCCGGGCGTCAGCCGCGCGTGGGCGTGGGATGCATGGCACGGCCCCGGCACGGTCGGGCTGGCATGGCTTTATGATGACCGGGAAAACATCGTGCCAACCCGCGAAGACCTGAAGACAATGGAGCAGTATCTGTTCTGCCACAAACACCCGGCCACGGGCGTGATGGTGGGTAAACCGGGCGGCATTGAGGTCTGGCCGGTACAGGTCAGGCTGAAGAAAGTCAGCATATCCATCCGTCTGACACCGGACAGCCTGGCGAACAGGAGCGCCGTCCGGGCAAACCTGACCGCGTTACAGAAGACACTGGCACCCGGTCAGACGCTGCCGGTGTCCTCGCTGCGCACGGCCATCGGTATGACGTCCGGCATCACGGATTACTTCCTTAACATCGGGGAGGACACCACCAGTGATGTGGATGAGCTTATCACCATCGGGGAGGTGACATGGCTCACAGCGTGACGGAATGGCTGGCCGCACTGCAACAGGTCATGCCACGGGGTAAGGCATGGCCGCGTGATAACGACGCGGATTTAAACCGCTTTTTAAGGGCGCTTGCAGAACGTTTAAACCGCACTGAATACGACGCCTCGCGTCTGCATGTGGAGATGCGACCGGAAACCACGCTCCGGCTGCTGCCGGAGTGGGAGCAGTATCTGGCGCTGCCGGAATGCGGAATTGCCCCCACCACCAGGGAAGCCCGCCGCCGTGCCGTGGTGGAGAAATACCGTCGCAGGGCGGGCTGGCAACCTGGCAGACTGAAGCCGCAGCAGCGGCGCTGGGCTTCACCATTAAGGTGACAGCCGTTCTGCCGCACCACTGTCTGCGCGACTGCATGTATCCGCTGCATCCGGCGCGGTATCGCTGGATGCTGAAAGTGAACGTCCCGGGTAAAGATGCCGGGCGGTTTACCTGTATTGATGGCGTCATGACACCATTAATCAGCGAACGCACCCGTGAGCTGGAATGCCTGCTGAAGCATTACCGGCTGGCGGGCACGGAATATGAATATTATTACACCGGAGAATAATTTATGTTTTATGTGGATAACCCGACGGGTGTGCCGGTAATGCCACCTGTCGCGGCTGAATTAAGCAAAACAACGCTTTATTTCACCGAAGGCGGGAACGGTATTCCGCCCACGTATCCGGGGCCGGACTGGTTTAATATTATTCAGTCTGAATTACTGGAAATACTCCGGCAGGCAAATATCAAACCGGATAAAAACACAACCGACCAGATTATGACAGCGCTGAAAAAACTGTTTATTACGAACAGTGGTTCAGCCGGAGCTATTGCCGGATTAACCGGTCAGAATAATACATTCCCTTATTTTACCGGCAAAGACACAATGGCATTAACGCCGCTCAGTGCTTTTGTTCGCGGTATTCTCGGAAAAAACAGCGCCAGCGATTTTGTTAAAGACATCGGAGCAGGCCGTGCTTTCAGTGGTTCTGTAAGTATTGGTGGCGACAGTGGAGCCTGGACGACGGCGCAGTTTATTGACTGGCTGGATTCACAGGGAGCATTTAACCATTCTTACTGGATGTGCAAAGGCTCCTGGGCTTATGCGGGCAATAAAATCATCACCGATACCGGCTGCGGCAATATTCAGTTGGCCGGTGCAGTTGTTGAGGTAATGGGCGTCAAATCAGCCATGACCATCAGGGTGACCACACCAACAACGGCCACGAACGGCACGACAAGCTCACAGTTCACCTACATCAACCACGGAGACGCCTACTCTCCCGGATGGCGACGTGAGTACAATACCAGAAACAAACCAACAGCATCGGACGTGGGGCACTCCCCGCAAACGGTAATGCGGTCTCAGCAACCAGACTCCAGACTGCCCGCAGGATTAACAATGTGCTGTTTGATGGCACCCGCGATATCACCATCAACACCACCGAGCCCGGCGCTGTGCGTAATTTCCAGTACACCAATGAGGTGTTTTACAACCCGGGCAGTACCACAATTACCTGGAGGTTTCGCGCACCTTCTGGCTGCCAGTTGTCAGGCATTTATGTTCAGGATACGGGAAAAAATACAGCAGACAATATCGGTGGTGTGTATTACAAACAGGCTCAGATTTATATCAATGGCGCATGGCGCTCTGTATCCGGTTAATTAAGGAGAAAATAATGGAACTCAGAAATGTTACGCGTTATTACCCTGAAGGTATGCCTTATGGTGAAGGCATTCAGTATTTCCGCAGTGAAGACGGGCAGGACTTTTATGAATCCCTGGATAAATTCACGAAGAAATACAAGCTGTGCACGCATCCTGAAACCGGCGTGATTTATTCGATGGCGGAAGACGTATCCCGTCTTTATCCCGTTGGTTTTACCATTGTGGAAGTGGATGAACTGCCGGAAGGCTTTGGCATTGAAGCCTGCTGGTATTATAAAAACGGCGAAGTTCTTCCTGTTCCTGTTGATTATTTGCGGCTGGCAGAAAAACAGCGCCAGAGCCTGCTGAATGAAGCAAGGGACATCACCTCCGACTGGAAAACCGAGCTGGAGCTGGGCACCATCAGCGACGATGACAAAGCCCGTCTTACACAGTGGATGGCGTATATCAGGGAGGTAAAGACACTGGATTTAAGCACCGTTACTGACGAAGCCTCCTTTAATTCCATCAACTGGCCGGAGCGTCCCGATGCCGCAGCTTAAAGGTGTGATAAAAACGCCCACGGGAGAACCGCTGGGCGGCGCAACCATTACACTGACCTCCCTGCACAATCGTGCAGGGATCCTGAAAAGTGTTTTCAGCCACGTCACCACACAGAGTGGAGAGTACGACTTCCCTGTTCTGCCGGGCGTGTACAGCGTTCGTCTGACACAGAGTGCACAGTGCCTTTCAGAAATCGGTGTCATCCGCGTTTATGAAGATTCAACGGACGGTTCGCTGAATGATTTTCTGGGCGCAACTGATATTGACCTGCGTCCGGAATCCCTGAAGAAATTCGAAGAGCTGGCGCAACAGGCGCAGCAGAGCGCCGGGGCCGCAGCCGGAAACGCACAGCAGACGGCGCAGGATGTGGCGGCAGCCGCAACGGCCCGTGATGATGCACAACGTTTTGCGGAGAAAGCCCGACAGGATGCAACCGTCACAGCTGAGGACAGAAAGGCCACTGCGGAAGATGTGACAAGCACAGGAGCAAATGCAGCCGCAGCCGGACAGAGCGCACAGGATGCCGCAGGTTATGCCCGCGCAGCAGAACAGGCCAAAAATGACATTGATGCTGCGCTGACCGGCACTCTGAAAATGGCTAACCATCTGTCAGAAATCGCAGCAGCAGGCGAAAAGGCACAACAGAAGTCCCGGGATAATCTGAGGCTGAAAAGTGCGGCCACGATGGAAGCACAGAGCGACATTTACGACCGGACAAAAGGCCGTCTGGCGATACCCGGCGCATTCGGCTTTGGGTGTGCTTTTCTGCCTGAAGATGTTATCCGTTTTGACACTAAGAGTGATTTCCTGGCCTGGGTAAGGAATGCGCTGCCAGGTGAATATTCCGTTGCTGGCCCCTACGGCATCATTATACCCGACACACGGTTTGAAGGGGGCTCAGCATCCGGTGGACTGATGCACGCCCTGAGACAAGGGAACCGCGGTACAGAGCCAAATCCCTTACTTTTTACGGCATTAACGGCCCCATTTATCACACCCGCTACTGCTACTGGCCCATATCCAGACTGACTGGGTGAAAATAAATATAGCCACAGAAGATATTATTTACAGAATCGTGGCGAGCTCTGTCCGCAACAGATGGGGAGACCCTGACATTGGCGGGCTGATTATTGCTGCGTACCAGGGAAAAGCTGACGGTGATAAAGACATCAGACTTGTCAGGGGCGGTCATACAGAGGCTCACGACTGGACCGGTGGGGATTTCAGCGCCCTGTACTCCCACCGGAACGCATATAGTATACCCACAATATTTCATTACGGGATGTTCAGAGCATTCATTACCGGGTCATATTGCGCCCTGTCCGGGGTGCCGGATACATATGTCTCTGGCGCAATGCCCGGGCTTTTTATTCGCACATCGTGAGGAATGCACTGTGGAAATTAAAAAAATCATTAATCCCCGTTATACCGAAAGTGGCGCAGTAGACTGTGACGTTTTTTTTGACGACAGGGACCAGGCAGTCCCCTACACAGCCACCGCTGATGATGTCGCTCCGACGGGGCAGCAAATCTGGCAGGAACTGCAAAGCGGCAAATGGGGTGAGATAGCCCCATTCACTGTGACACCAGAAATGCTGGAAGCGGCCAGAGAGGCCAGACGTCAGGAAATTGAAGCATGGCGCACAGAACAGGAGGCGAAGCCGTTCACGTTTGAATGGAACGGTCGTATCTGGAATGCTGGCCCCGACTCACTGGGCCGCCTGTCCCCGGTAGTCATGCTGGCAAAATCTGTCACAGCACAAACACATATGGCGTGGAGCGATGCGGATAATCAGCAGGTGCAACTGACGACGCAGGAACTTGAGGAACTGGCCACAGCGATGATGCAGGCCATTGTTGAGCGCAACGATGAGATTTATCGCTGTCAGCGGGAGATGAAAGAACAACTTTCTCTGTTGCCCACACTGGACGAGGTGAGAGCGTTCAGACCAGGCGATTAAATAATCAGTTTGTATAGTTTATGACGATCGATAGCATCATATCGATCGTCGGTTTGCATCAAGTGTGATTAAATACCCCCAGCCCTCCGGGCAGCGATATCCTGTTATTACACTGGGGAAGTTATGGATTCTGTTCGTTGTAAAAATTGCAATAAATTGCTGTTTAAAGGAGGTTTTAAGCATATAGAAATCAAATGTCCTCGCTGTAAACGTTACATTGTCATATCGAGTGCCCGGGAGCATCCCACGGAGCTGTGTTGTGGGAAAAGAGAAGAAATCACGCATTCTGACAAAACCCTGCGTTATTGAGTATGAAGGCCGGATTGTCGGCTATGGTTCAAGGGAGCTGCGCGTTGAAACCATATCCTGCTGGCTGGCCCGCACAATCATTCAGACAAAGCATTATTCCCGCCGTTTTGTGAATAACTCCTGGTTGCATCTGGGCGTATTCAGTGGACGTGATCTGGTTGGTGTTCTTCAGTGGGGATATGCCCTTAACCCCAACTCAGGGCGTCGCGTTGTGCTTGAAACGGATAACCGGGGCTATATGGAACTGAACCGCATGTGGCTACACGACGACATGCCCCGCAACTCTGAATCACGGGCCATCAGCTACGCGCTGAAAACCATCAGGTTACTGTATCCGTCAGTGGAGTGGGTTCAGTCCTTTGCAGACGAACGTTGCGGGCGTGCAGGTGTTGTGTATCAGGCGTCAAATTTTGATTTTATTGGCAGCCATGAAAGCACATTCTACGAACTGGACGGTGAGTGGTATCACGAAATAACGATGAATGCGATTAATCGTGGAGGGAAGCGCGGCGAATATTTACGAGCGAATAAGGAGCGGGCCGTGGCGCACAAATTTAATCAATATCGTTACATCAGGTTCCTGAACAAGCGCGCAAAAAAGCGACTAAACACTAAGCTATTCAGGATTCAGCCTTACCCGAAGTGA